TCCAATCTGATATCTTCTCGTTCACCGCTTCTTCTAAAGTCTCTGCTTCTGCAATGATATCTTCATGCGGCGCAAGACCCAAGGATCGCGCTTCGTCAATAAACATTGTAGATAAGTGAGAAGCTTTGCCCATAAACTCACCTTCATTATACTTGCCACTTAACCAGTCGTGGAAGTAGTTGTGTGATAATTGTTCTAATGTCATTACTCATCCTCCTTTATTGGTTTGTTAAGTGCGAAATCAATTATATCTTTAATCTCCTCCGCGCTATTCTTGCCGTTGATAACATCAAGGAATAGATCCGCGATATCATCCATATCAGCATTGAACTGATATAAGTCTTGTCTTGTTACTTGTTTCATAATCATCCTTTCTATTTATAATAATAGATTATCCCATAATAATAGTCAAGTCAATATATAAATAAATATTTATCAACGATCCACGAATCGAGATCAACGGAACGCGATATGTCAATGCGACATATTGTCGCAGGCGCGCCTGCGTTGTACACGTGTAGGTTGTGCGTATGCTCGCGCATAGGTTGTGCGCCGCTGCGTGGCTGTTGCTTTGTGGATACACTGTTGCAAAAATGTCACAGCGGGCTGCGCCCGCTATCCGCTTTATGCGCTCGCGCTTCGCGCTCGCTCTTGTGCCCGCTTCGCGGGCCGTGGGTCGGGGATTGGTATGCTGTTGCATTGTGGATACAGTGTTGCATAAATGTCACAGCCCGCTGCGCGGGCGGGGTGCAGCCCTCGCCGCTTCGCGGCTCGGGGACGGCGCGCTGTTGCGCGCCTCCTTGTGGGTCCCAAGGGATCTAGTATGCCGATAGTTCGTGACCCCCCATCCCCCTTAAAATATATAGGGGTCCCAACAGATTACCCTTTAGACCTAGATTTAGACATTCAACCGTGATAAATACATTGTAAAAAAATATCAAAGGTGCAAAAATTTTATAAAAAAAATTTATAAAAAAATTTTATGGATTTAAGTAAGATAGATCTGAATAAACTCCCCGTGGATGCACGTAAGGATTTTATGAAGTATGCAATAAAGTTAGATGAGAAGAAAAAAGAAGAAAAGGTACATAAAGACTTCTTAACTTTTGTAAAATCAGTCTGGCCAGATTTTGTTGAAGGCTCACATCATAAAAAAATTGCTGATCAATTTAATCGTCTTGCAGAAGGAAAGATTAATAGATTAATTATTAACATGCCTCCTCGACATACGAAGTCAGAGTTTGCATCATTCTTACTGCCTGCTTGGATGATAGGTAAGAATCCTAAATTAAAAATTATTCAAACAACCCATACAACTGAACTTGCAGTACGCTTTGGTAGAAAAGCAAAACATTTAATTGATAGCCAAGAATATAAAACATTTTTTAAAACTACATTGCGCGAAGATTCACAAGCCGCGGGCCGTTGGGAAACGGAACAAGGTGGTGAATACTTTGCAGCGGGTGTTGGCGGAGCGATCACGGGCCGCGGAGCGGATTTACTTATCATTGATGACCCGCACTCGGAACAAGACGCTATGAATCCAGAATCATTGGAACGTGCTTATGAGTGGTATACTTCAGGTCCACGTCAGCGATTACAACCAGGTGGAAAAATAGTTGTGGTTATGACGCGTTGGTCGTTGAAAGATCTTACCGGAGCGTTGATCGGGGCTCAAAAAGAATTAAAGTCAGATCAATGGGAGGTTGTAGAATTTCCAGCTATCCTTCCAAACAATACTCCTGTATGGCCAGAGTATTGGAAGCTATCAGAATTAGAATCAGTTAAAGCATCATTATCTATTCAGAAATGGAATGCTCAATGGATGCAGAATCCTACATCAGAAGAAGGATCAATCATTAAGCGTGAATGGTGGCGTAAGTGGGATAGAGATTATATTCCATCTTTGTATCATGTGATTCAAAGTTATGACACGGCATTTCTTAAAAAGGAATCTGCTGACTTTTCAGCTATCACGACTTGGGGTGTATTTTATCCAAGCGAGGATAGCGGACCGAATTTAATACTATTAGATTCTGTAAAAGAAAGATTAGAGTTTCCAGAGTTAAGACGTAAAGCATTAGAACAGTATTACTATTGGAAACCCGATTCGGTGATCGTGGAATCAAAAGCATCAGGATTACCGCTAACTTATGAATTACGTAAAATGGGTATTCCAGTCATTAACTTTACACCAAGCAAAGGAAATGATAAGCACTCTAGAGTAAATGCTGTAGCACCGTTATTTGAATCAGGTCAAATATGGGCTCCAGAACATAAGTTTGCAGAAGAGGTTATTGAGGAATGCGCGGCATTTCCATATGGAGATCATGATGACCTCGTTGACTCAATGACACAGGCTGTAATGAGATTTAGACAGGGTGGCTTTATTGAACACCCAGAGGACTATGCAGATGAAAAAATTATTCATGAGGAAAAGGAATATTACTAAATGAAACAAATCCTATTTAAACTTTTTGAAAATTTAAAACAATTAGGAATTAAACCTAATATTGGTAGTAGAACTAATGTAACTCCAATACCAGGATCAGAAATAGATAGATTAATTAATAGAAAAGTTACTCCAAAAGAATTTGATTATTCAAAACCAGAAGTTGTAGATAGTATGAGAAGCATAGTTCAAAATGCTTCTGACTATGTAGGTCAATTTACAGAAAGACAATTAAAAACATTTAATGATAACGTTGAAAGAATTATAGGCGCTGTTAAACCAAAAGAAACAACAGCTGAAGTTGTAGATCTTGCAACTAAAGAAAAGATTACAGGTCCAGGACTTGAAAGTTTAATGAGAGAAAAAGGAGTTGCTCCTATTAGTAGAAAAACTATTGAAGCTGAAACTTTAATTAAACAATTTTTAGATGATGATTTAATTTCATTAAATGCAAAACAAATAGATCAACTATCTAGAGGTAGAGCAGAAGATGTATTTGAAAATATATTTGGAAGTAAAGCTAAAGAATTAATTACAGGTAAGAATACTAATGAAAGTTTAAATGAAGTTTATAATAAATTAAAAACTACTAAAGATGCAAGAGGAAGATTACCCGATGATCCAAACTTTGATCCATCGGATATAAACTTTAAAGATGGTGGATCGGTATCTGAAGACGTTAAAAAATTACTTAAAGAAGAATTTATAGAATTAATTAATGCAAATCCTGAATCATTTCCAGATACTAATGCTGGGTTTAGAAGATTTTTAAAACGTAAAGGATCACCAGTATTCAATTATAAAAAAGGTGGTAAGGTTAAAGAAAAAGCAGAAGAACCATTAAGCAAATATGAATCTTATTCTGAAAATGAATTACTATCTAGCTTAGATGCTAAGATGCCTAATCTTGAAATAATAGAGGATGAACTTATTACTATGCCTATGTTTGAGGGAAAAGATATTGTTCCAAAAGGATCAAGACCCGTTATGCCTTCTGAAGAATATTTTAGACAAAGATTATTTTTAGATCTTGCTAAAGGTGGAAGAGTTAAAAAAAGAAAACGATACGCGGATGGTGGAATAGATTTTAGTGTATTTAAAGACCCAGGATTAGCTCAATATTATTATAATCAAATAAACAACCCTAATAATGCAACAAGTTTATTTGAAAGTTCTTTCCCTGGAGAACCTAGAATAACAACTAAACAATATTTTGAAAGAATGTTAGAAAGTTTAAAAAGTGAATTGCCAGTTGGATCAACAGGATCATCTATATCTACAACAACTGAAATTCCAACAATAGATCCTTTTTCAGGACAACAAGTTTCAGCGCAAGATCAAGCAGCGTTTGGAACTACTTCTGGAATTAACTTTAGTAGTAAATATGAATCACTTGAATATGACCCAGCAACTAATAATTATATAAAAGTTATAAGAGAAGGATCAAATGCAGGAGGCAATGAAGCCATAGATCCTATTGTAAATACGGGAATTCCATTCGCAAAAAATTTACAAAATTTTTTAGGTAATCTTTATTCAGGTCCTGAAATTTCAAACATGCAAGAACAAACATTTGGAACAAGTGGTTTACCTGGAGAGACAGGAGTTGTTTCGGATTTAAGACATGCAACAGCAGCAAGTCAAGTAAGAGATAAAATTGCTAATGCTGTATCAATGGGATATTTTAATCCTTCTGGTATAATACCACAATCATTAGGATTATTCGGATCACAAGTTTTAGGGGCAGCAAATGAAATTCAATCTATTAGACCTAATATGCAAAGCTTAAGAGATATCGGAGAAGATTTAATAGCTAATTTTTATGGAGCTACTCAAGTACCTTATGGTCAATCTGCAAGTACAACTTATAATCAATTATTAAATAATCCGAGTTTACCTTCAGCTGCAAACTATCAAAGAACAGTAAATGTTGGAAGTGCAGATCCCGGTATTCAAGCATTAGGTAGATCTATTGGAAGTTTAGATTTTTCTACTATGAATGCTTTAAGAAATAATGCTGATCTATTAAATACTATAACAGGACAAACAGCAAATATGGCTAATGGTGGATTGACAAAAACGATACCACCTGTTAGAGGTCCCAATCCACAAGGTGTTGAATCATTATTTAAAAAAAGATATAATTAATCATGGCTGAAATAGATAAATCATTACCGAATGTTACTCCAACTCCGTCGGATCCAGAATTTAAAGAACAAGAAATTGGTTTAGAACAAACACAAGAAATTACACCCATTGAGAATGTTGAAATGAATCAAATGGAAGATGGCGGTGTAGAAATTTCTTTTGATCCAACTCAAGAATTACAATCAGATAATCATTCTTCAAATTTAGCAGAAGTAATTGATGAACAAGAATTAGGACAAATAGGTGCAGATTTAGTTGATAACTATCTTGAATATCGTTCTTCAAGACAAGATTGGGAAACAACTTATACAAATGGTTTAGATCTTTTAGGATTTAAATATGAAAGACGAACAGAACCATTTAGAGGTGCATCAGGTGTAACACATCCAGTACTTGCAGAATCTGTAACTCAATTTCAATCACAAGCTTATAAAGAATTATTACCAGCAGATGGACCGGTGCGAACTCAAATCATTGGAGCAATAACTCCTGAA